ACGATCTACGTCTACCGCGAGCTGTACGCCGCGGGTATTCGCGAAGAACAGCAGGCGGAGCTGATCAAGAAGCGCTCATTCGGTGAGCAGATCGCGTTGCGCGTGCTGGATCCGTCGATGTTCAACAACCGCACTGAGTCCAACCGGCCGAGTCTGGCGAGTGTCTACGCCGGCATCTGCGGCACGGTCTGGCCGGGCATGAATCCGCGCAAGCCGGGCTGGTCGATCGTGCGGCGTGCGCTGGCACATGATGAGCACCCGCCGCGGCTGCGGGTGATGCGCGAACGCTGCCCGAACCTGATCCGCACGCTGCCGGCGATGGTGCGCGACCCACTGGACCCCGAAGACCTGGCCGACAAGGTGGGCAGTCAGAAGACCGAGGACCACGCCGTGGACACGCTGCGTTACGGACTGTGCGCGGAAGCGCAGCCACCATCGCCGGGGGTTACTCGAGGCACGTTCGGATGAATGAGCCGCACGAGGTCAGCGTGCTGTGCAACTGCACCGATATCGAGTACTGCCGGTTCGAGATTTACCTCAGCGACGTGCGGATCGCCAATGATGAGATCGAACGCTACAAGGTGACGTTCGAGTCATTGGCTAAGCTGGCGGTCGAACGCATGGCCATTCAGCGAGCACTGGCCTGATGGCTGCTCGAGATACCGTCGCCACGCGCGCCGGGCCCGGTCTGTTCCCACTCCGCGGCACCGATCAAGATCGCCTGTCCAGTGAGATCGGCAGCGTCGTCTCTCAACTCCAGCAGGACTTCCTGGCACGTGACGAGCTGTACCAGGACATCGACGATCTGCTGTTCGGCAACCTGCCGGTGGATATCCCCGAGGCGTACGCAAAGACCGCCATCGAGGTCAGAACGCCGCTGGCCATCCACATCGCCAATACGGTCACCGCGGCGCTCAGTATCAACCCCTTCACGATCCAGTTTCGACCGATCGGTTTCGGTGATACGTACCAGCAGAACGCGACGCTCCGCGAACACTTCTTCGAGTCGTCGTGGCAGCGCCAGGAGGAAGAAGCCCGGCGGCGACTGCTGCGCCTATTCATGGCCAACCTGGCCGTCAAAGGCGAAGCCATTCTCAAGACGGTGGAGCGCTCCAAACGTGCATGGGGTGATTACAACCTGAAGTCGCAGGCGCTCTACAACGCGCTGAAAGAGGATCGCGCGTTCGACCAGCACGCCAAGGACCTGATCTACAACTCGCGCACCGAGCAGATGAAACTGCTGGCGCCGTATCCGATCGCCACCACCGACGTCCCGCCCGAGACGTTCTATTACACCCAGAACGAAGACGGCACGACGTTCGCCTGCGAGGTCAAGCAACTGCCGTGGTACGACACCCTGCAGCGCTTCCACGCGGGTGTGGACCGTCGCGGCCACATCTACACCCACGCCGAAGCGTGGGACGATCCGCAAGCGCTCGGCCTGGCGCGTGCCGAATGGGACCAAGTCTTCGGTCGCACCAAGAGCATCACCATCGTGGAGGCGTGGGATGCCAGGTTCTGCACCATCCTGGCGTACGGCCCCGGTCAGGCCACCAGCACCCAGACCACGGTAGGTGAGAACGGCACGGTGGTCCGTCGCTTCCCACACGGTTACGGCGACCCGTTCCTGAAGACACTCCGCGGCCCGTACTTCCACGCGCTGGGCATCACCACCGCCTCACGCCTGCCCGAGCGCGCGGGCCTGAGCGTGCTGTTCGGCTGGCTGCAGCTCTTCGTGCTGCTGGACAGCCTCTACACCATGCGCGCAAACGCGGCGTTTATGACCGGCTTCCCCGCCTTCAAACGCACGCTGCCACCGGGTACGGTGCCTGGCCTGCCGAATGGCATCGGCCCCTTCGGCAACGATGGGACCGAGTCGCAGGGTGGTGAAGAGATCGTGCCGGGTGCCATCTACCCGTACGACGTGGGTCCGGTGGAGATGCCGCGGGCAGGCGTGGAGTCGGACAAGCTGATCGCCGATATCCGCGGCATGGTGGAGCTCGCGTTGCCGAGCATTGTGCAGGGCGTGATCAGCGGTAGTGAGTCCGGCTATGCCCTCAACCAGGCGGCGCACCTGGCGCGTCTGGCGTGGGACCCGATTGTGAGCAATGCCGAGATCACGTTGGGCGAACGCACCGGCTTCGAGTCGTGGCTGATCGAACGCCGCAGGGTAAAGGTCGCAAGCAGCGTGGCAGCAAGGCCGGCTGGCTGGGCATCGGTCCGGACGATCTGCAGGGTGTGCATAAGTACACCGCGCGGTTGGACCCGGAGACGCCAAGTAACAAAGTTATAGAAATTAGAGCAATTGGGGAAGAAATGGACCGGCGCCTCATTACGTACGAAGACGCCGTCGAAGAAGCCGGCGCCAATCCGGACGAGGTCGAACGCTCGTGGATGCTGCAGGATCTGAAGCAATCGCCGGAGATCAAAAGCAAGCTGTACGAGGTCGTCTTCCAGAAGCTCTCGACGATCCAGGCCAAGCGTCTCCAGGCACCGGGGATGCCGAGCGCCGATCAGATGGCGGGGACCAGCGTGCCGGGTGCGGTGGGCGGCATGCCGGCCAATCCGGTGCCGCAGCCAGGTATCGGTCTACCAATCCAGCCGCCACCGGGCAATGCGGCGCCGGTGGGACCGCTCAATCAACCAGGCAACCCGCCGGGGACGCCGGTGGTGCCAAACGCGCCACAGAACGCTATGCCACTGCCAGGTCAGCGGTAAATGACTGAGTGGGTGATTGTCGTGGTTGACACGCTGCGCATCAAGGGCAAGCCCGCGAATTGGATGCGTGGCCCCGCGACGCTCATGGAAGCTGGCATCCCGCCAGCCGTGGCGGTGCGCTGGAAACGGGTGCGCCGCGAGATGACGGCGGACTTGCGACACCGCGTGAAACGAGACCGGAATTGATGGTGCGCTCCGCGGTCTGGAACGGCTCCCAGGAGGATCTCCGGCGACTGCTGGACGCCGTTGAGCATTGGTGTGAATGTCCGCTCGGCGACAGTGTTCCCGACCACTCGTGCGCGGCGCACAAGATGCTGCACGACCAGGCCGCGCTTGACCATCTCGTGTTCGCGGCACTCCGGCGACAGAAGTACGCCGATGCGGAGTTCGATCCACGCGCGGAGTGGTGGTCCTGATGGTGCGCAAGTCGACCAATACCCTGGACCTTGTGGCGGAAGACCTCGCCGAGTGGATCGACACGATGGCCAACCAGCTCGCCGAGGCGATGTCCCTCGGTGGCAATGCACCGTTCGCCGCGGTGCTCACCGAGCAACAGAAGCTCGACTACTACACCGCCCAGCTCTTCAACCCCGACGGCACACCCAACCTGCAGGGCCGGGCGGCGCAGATGCAGCGGCTCGGGCCGGAGGGCTTCGCGTTGGTCTATAAGGCAGTGCTCAAGGCGCATCCCGACCTGGCGGTGCCAACCCCACCGCCTGGGGCACAGATCCCGGCAGGGACGGACTTGGCACCCGTCGCGGGTCCGAAACTGCCGGGTCTGCCGCCTGGACTCGGTATTCCTCGTGCCGGCGGCATGTTGCCGCAAGGTGACGCCGGTGCACCTGTTCCCGTAGGAGGTCCACTCGGATGAATGAGACTCAAGTGAGTGACGCGAACTTAGCAGCCCAAGGCCAGTTCGTCGGTATGTACAACAATCAGGGCACTGCAGTTATCGACTATGGCCAAGTCAACTACTGGCCATACGTGCGGCTGCACGTGTGGCCGACGCCCCGGTGCGCGTGGTGCCAGGAGACGCACTACGGGAGTTGTGAGCGGCTCAAGTCGGTGACCTATCGCAAGGACGGCACGGTGGAGCGCGTCGAATTCTTTGAGCGAGACGACTGATGGTCGCTCGCAAGAAAATGGATTTCATCAAAGGCGCGATCAAGAAGCCAGGCGCGCTCCACAAAGCGCTCGGCGTCCCGGCGGACAAACCGATTCCCGCATCGAAGCTGCAGCCGAAGCCGGGCGACTCGACCAAGATGAAGCGGCGCAAGGCCCTCGCGCGCACGCTCAAGAAGATGGGCTGAGCCATGCCGCAATACACGGTCAACCTGCAGGGTGGCGGCCAGGTTGTCGTCAACGCCAACGACCCGAACAGCGCGCTCGTCAACGCCGGCAATCCACCCGGCGCCACCGTCTCGTCAGGCTCGTATACCACGGGTCCCGGTCCGTCAAATGGCTCGAGTTCGAGCGGCGGCGGCGCACCGGCCAGCGCACCGGCCAGCGCACCCGGTGATCCGACCGGCGCCAATGTCAACGCCGCGCAGATGCTGCTCAATCA